TGGGCCGACGTAGGACAACACGGCTTTTTCCGGTGTAAGCTATGATTAATATGACAGTAGCCCAACGGGACACGTTAGAGCGCAAATGGTCCGAACTGGACGAAAGCACCCGCCCGACGCTCGAACGCTTTCTTGATAGCGTAAAAGACACATTCTATTGTGACGACGCGGTCACGGTATATTGGGCTAACATGTGGCTATGCGTCGAGCGTGACGGATACGCCCACACCTAACGACCAGCACCACCGCACCGACGATCAGAGCCGCCTTGGAGCGGCTCTTTTTTATTAGTGACACATGCGACCCCCGCACCCCGCCCCTTGGCTTAAACCTACCGACCATGAACCGTGGACCGTGGGATATGGTTCGTTCTGGTCGATCCGGTGCCCAGATACCCGACGATCGACAACGAGATCGACGACAGAGCCGCCGATCTGGACCGATCCGCCCCGATCCGACGCCAGCTGGCGGAAAATATCGGAGCGCAGCCGCGCAGTTAAATCCACCGGAACGACGTTCGAGCGCCAATTAACTGCAGCAGCTGCAGCAGCTGGCGGACCAATCGCCACGGCTGCGCTCCGATATCCCGCGCCAAACAACCGCAGCACGATCACGAAACCCGGACCAGGATAGACATTATCGCATGTTATCAATGGCCCAAAGACCGTTTAACGCGACTAGGGTCCCCCCGATATCGGGTCAAACCGCCTAGGTTAAACCCAAATCGACCGGAATCCGCCGACCGCGCGCCCCGTGTCGACCTGCGGGGGCTTGGGCCATGTTTTTGACAAATAGTTGCCATAAAAATGATATGGGGTATAACTATGTAATAAGACTATAACCGTTGTACAATTTTAAGGAGAAAGCTCATGGGTATTATTAAAGAAATGCAACTAGAAGCTGCGGACATAGAGTCTATTAAACAAGACCGCGAAGAGGAAGCGCGGTTCGCGGCTATGGATCACCGGACCGCGAACGAAAAACGCTGGGACGAGGAGGGCCCTTCTGATTCAGAGATAGAGGATATGGAGGTTGAGCGTTTAACAGAGCTACAGGAAGATAGAGCATTAGGGGTCCCCGATCTGTGACTATTGCACTACAAGAAAAAGCTCTAAAACTTCAACTTAGACTTGCACAAATAGAGAAGCAGGAGTCTCAGCGTAATAATTTTTTACCGTTTGTGAGGGGTATGTGGCCTGACTTTATTGCTGGTCGTCATCACCGCATTATTGCTGAGAAGTTGGAGCGTGTTGCGAGTGGCGAGTTAAAGCGTTTGATTATCAACATGGCTCCGCGGCACACGAAGTCTGAGTTTGCATCCTTTTTGTTTCCTGCGTGGATGATGGGCAAGAATCCTAGTATGAAGATCATTCAGGCGACTCACACGACGGAGTTGGCTGTAAACTTTGGTCGTAAGACTAAGAATCTTTTGGACACGGATGAGTATAAGGGGGTATTTCCTCACGTTAAGTTAGCGGCGGATTCGAAGGCTTCTGGTCGGTGGGACACGAGTGCTGGTGGGATGTATTATGCTGTAGGTGTTGGTTCTAACTTAGCGGGTCGTGGTGGTGATTTAATTATTATTGACGACCCTCATTCTGAGCAGACGGCTATGAGTACGAACGGTTTTACTGACGCTTGGGATTGGTATACTGGGGGCCCTCGGCAGCGACTACAGCCCGGGGGCTCTATCGTTTTGGTACAGACTCGGTGGTCTGAGAAGGACATGACGGGTCAGTTGTTACGTGGCATGGCTAAGGACCCTTTGGCGGATCAATGGGAGGTTGTAGAGTTACCTGCTATTTTTGAGGACGGTACGCCTTGTTGGCCTGAGTATTGGAGTATTGAGGATTTGACTGCGGTTAAGGCGTCTATTCCTCCTATGAAGTGGAATGCTCAGTACCAGCAGAACCCTACTGGAGATGAGAATGCGATTGTTCCTCGGGAGTGGTGGCAGCGTTGGGAGAGTGAGCGGGTCCCTAATTTGCAGTATGTGATACAGAGTTATGACACGGCGTTTAGCAAGCGGGAGAGTGCTGATTACAGTGCTATTACGACGTGGGGTGTGTTTTATCCTGAAGAGGATGGTGGGTCCCCTGCGTTGATATTGTTGGATAGTAAGAAGGGTCGTTGGGATTTTCCTGAATTAAAGCGAATTGCTTTTGAGGAGTACAAGTTTTGGGAGCCTGACACTGTGATTGTGGAGGCGAAGGCGAGTGGGACTCCTTTGACGCAGGAGATGCGTCAGGTTGGGATACCGGTTGTAAATTTCACTCCGAGTAGGGGCAATGACAAGGTAACGCGATTGCACAGTGTTAGTCCTTTATTTGAGGCTGGTATGGTGTATGCTCCTGACAAGAGTTGGGCGGACGAGTTAATTGAGGAGATGGCGGCGTTTCCCAACGGTGAGTTTGATGATTTGGTTGACAGTGCTACACAGGCTTTGATGAGGTATCGTCAGGGCAATTTTGTGCAGTTGCCAACAGATGATTGGCAAGATGACGAAACATCTGCTAGGGTACACGCATATTATTGACGGAGACGGCTATGGCTATTGGCGGATTGATGGATACGAACGTACCGAGTCAGCTTGACGAGGACGATTTACGCGCTGAGTTGGAGATAGAGATACCGGACTCTGGCGCGGACCCTATGTTGTATGCGGTAGATTCTGACGTGGAGATAGAAATCTCTGAGGAGGATGACGGTGGGGTTACGGTAGACTTTGATCCCGAGGACATGCGCGGTGAGGGCGGAGATTTTTACGCTAACTTGGCGGAGGAGATGCCGGACCGCGAACTTAGTCGCATTGGCAGTGACTTAGCGGGTGAGTTTGATGCTAACAAGGCTGGTCGTCAGGATTGGGAGGATGCGTATACAGATGGTTTGGAGTTGTTGGGATTTAATTACGAGGAGCGCACTCAGCCGTTTCGTGGTTCCAGTGGTGTAACGCATCCTTTGTTAGCGGAGGCTGCTACGCAGTTTCAGGCGCAGGCGTTTAACGAGCTATTGCCTGCGGGTGGTCCTGTACGAACGCAGGTTATGGGCGAGGAGACTCATGCCAAGGCGGATCAGGCCAAGCGGGTTCGTCAATTTATGAATTACTACATTACGAATGTTATGGAGGATTACACTCCTGACATGGATCAGATGTTGTTTTATTTACCGCTTGCGGGCAGTACGTTTAAGAAGACTTATTATGATGAGGTCATGGACCGCGCCGTAAGTAAGTTTGTTCCTGCACAGAATTTGGTTGTTCCGTATGATACTTCTGATTTGGATACGTGTCCGAACATTAGTCAGCTTATACGGATGGATTTAAACGACTTGCGTAAGAAGCAGCTTGCGGGGGTTTATTTAGATATAGACGTGATACCTGCGCAGGGTGATGTTACGGAGGTTGATTCTGAGATAAACCGGATTGACGGCATTGAGCCTTCGCAGATTGATTACGACTGCACTTTGTTGGAGTGTCACGTTGATTTGGATTTAGAGGGTTATGAGGATTTAGATGAGGACGGTGAGCCTACGGGCATTAAGGTTCCTTACATTGTTACTATATCTCAGGACAACGGTCAGGTTTTGTCTATTCGGCGTAATTACCGTGAGGACGATCCGGCTAAAAAGAAGATTGCATATTTCACGCACTTTAAGTTCTTACCGGGATTTGGGTTCTACGGCTTGGGCTTGATCCATACTATTGGTGGATTATCGCGGACCGCGACCAGTGCTTTGAGGCAGTTGATTGATGCTGGTACTTTGTCGAATTTACCTGCGGGGTTCAAGGCCCGCGGACTGCGGATTAGGGACGACGACGATCCTTTACAACCGGGGGAGTTTAGGGACGTAGATGCTCCGGGTGGCGCTATTCGGGACAGTTTAATGCCTTTGCCGTTTAAGGGTCCTGACCGGACGTTGTTTGAGTTATTGGGTTTTGTTGTACAGGCTGGACAGCGGTTTGCGACCATTACTGATATGAAGGTTGGTGACGGTAATCAGAACGCGGCGGTTGGCACGACGATAGCGATGTTAGAGCAGGGTTCGCGAGTAATGAGTGCTGTTCACAAGCGTTTACATTATTCGATGCGTCAGGAGTTTAAAATTCTGGCGCGTGTAATGTCGGAGAGTTTACCGCAGGAGTATCCGTATTCTGTTGCTGGTGACGAGTCGAGCATCATGGCGTCTGATTTTGATGATCGTGTGGATGTAATTCCTGTCAGTAATCCGAATGTATTTAGTCAGGCGCAACGAATTGCTTTGTCTCAGACTAAGATGCAGTTAGCGGCGCAGGCTCCTGAGATGCACAACATGCACGAGGTTTATCGTGATATGTATGAATCGTTGGGTGTGACTGACGTTGATAGGATAATGAAGGCGGTGCCAGACGACGAACCGCGGCCCTTGGACCCTGCGCAGGAGAATATCAACGCGTTGGACATGATGGAGTTACGTGCGTTTGCGGGTCAGGACCATCAGTCTCATATTATGGCGCATTTAATTTTTGGCGCGACTCCGATGGTTGGACAGATGCCGCAGGTTGCGGTTGCTTTACAGAAGCATGTTTTGGAGCATGTTAAGATACAGGCTGAAGAGGCTGGTATGCAACAGATGCAGCAAGCGCAGGGTGGCGACGAGGCTCAGATGGAGATGCAGTATCAGGCGGTTGTGGCACAGTTGATTGCGCAGGGTATGCAGCAGGTTAAGCAGTTGTCTGGACAAATATCTGGTCAGGGCCCTGATCCTCTGGTACAGCTTAAAGAGAAAGAGTTGGAGATTAAGGCGCAGTCGGAACAGGCGGACAATCAGATTGATCAGGCTAAGTTGCAGTTGGATCAACAGAACATGCAGATGCGTGGTCAGCAGTTCCAGCAGCGGCTTGAGAGCCAAGAGAAACAAACGAACCAGCGCATTGAGAGTGCAATGCAGCGTGAAATGATGAAGCAAAGGAGTCAGTGATGGCTAAAGTAAAGTTCCAAGGGGCCCCTGCGGGTCCAACACCAAAGGCGGTTCCTTACGCTGACATTAAAGATCAGGGCCGTATTCCGTATGGTAAGACAGCGGAGGTCCGTGTTCCCACGTCTACATCTATTAAGACGGCCCGTGGTATGGGCGCTGCGAAGCGCGGCGGCAAATACATTGCGTGTGTCTGACGGATGCCCCCTGAGTTGCTTTGGAGCGGTGGGTTAACCGCGGTTCTGGGCGTTTTTGGCTGGTTATTGAGGACGTATGTAGGGGAGGTGCATCGTATTCAAATACTCTTGAACCGCACTCGGGAAGAGATGGCGAAGGAGTATGTTACTAAGTCTGACAACACTACGGACATGAATCGGGTTATAACGCGTTTGGATGCGTTAGACGCTAAGATGGACCGCATGTTGGAGAGGTAGATGATTGATCCTGTAACGGCTTTTGCCGCAGCTAACGCCGCGTTTAAGGGCGTGAAGATGTTGGTTGGTGCTGGTCGTGAGATGCAGGACGTAAGCAAGCAGCTTGGGTCGTGGTATTGTGCGGTTGCGGACATAACCAAGGCCGAGTCTCAGCGTAAGAATCCAACGTGGTTGGATAAGAAGACTCATGGAACCGATAACATAGAGCAAGAAGCTATGGATATCGTGATCCGCAAGAAGACTTTACTGGAAAAAGAGAAAGAGATTAAGTTCATGCTGGACTATAGGTTTGGCTTAGGGACTTACGACGAGATGTTGGGTATGCGGCGCAAGATACGTGCTGAACGGGAAGAGACTGTTTACGCGGCTATGGAAGCCAAGCGCCAGATACAGAATAACATGGCTATTGGTGCGTTAAGTCTTGGTATAATCGGCGTTTTGGGTGGTGGTATGTATTTAATAGTATTGGTTACTCAATGATAAACGCGCTTATTTTGTCTGTAACTCTTGCGGGAGTGGCTAATCCGACGCATGTTCAGTGTCACTTATGGAAACGACTTACAGCCGAAAACGGTCAAAAGGTTTGTGTTTATAGGTTTACAGCGGGGTACGGTGGCTTGGGTTATCATTACCCTACGAAGAGTTTTTCCGAGTGTCCGAAGGTATTTAGTTGTCTTTATGAGAAGAAGGACAAGCGACCTAGCTTGTCGGAAATATTGGATGGCCTGAAAGGAGGTTTCTAATGACTATGGAGAAGTTTTTGGCATGGAAGGTCATGCCTCGGCTTATGATGTTGGTAATGACGGTTATGTATATCAGGGTGATTGAGTGGTTTATGTCGT